AGCAAACGTAGGGTTAGATGTTCTTGGTTTGAAAATATCTGACAAGTCAGTATTTCCATTATTTATTTTAAAACCAGTTGGCATATTATATTATTTCAAAATAAAAATACATTTGAAATAATTTATACAATTTATTTTTTACTTTTCCGTTTATTTTCCTTTATTCTCTCTTTACTTTCCCTTTTTAGGAATGACAATATTATCCCCCTCAAACAATTCATTGCGAATATCCGCAGTTGAAATTTCATCCGTCGACTCTTTTCCAAATGTCAAATTTCTCTCCTGTGTATTTGCAATTCCAACACCTACCAAATTACCATCCTCGTCAATCGTCTGTGTCAATGTATTCCCAGATTTTTCAGCCTTTTGGATATTTTCCTCAATCGCCTTTCGCCTGGTTTCCTTAATTCTCTCTTCAAATGCATCCTTGGCATTCTTTTCATTTTTGTTCTTCTCACTCATCAACTTATTCAACTCTTCTTCCATATACTCTACGCGTCCAGTCTTGTATGCCTCAGGCTCCCACGGCATCCACATTCCTACTGGACCAACATAGACGTCATGATGAGGATCAATTTCTCTCAATAACTTGCATCTCAACTCTGCTTCCTCTATTGAAGGATACACACCACGAATTTTTAATCCACGTGTATGTGTCTGAAAACTATGTGCGACTCCAAATGATTTTTCGAGTTCTTCTTCATTTTTATCAATAAATGTTCGATAATCATCTCTTAGTGTGGTTTCATTAATCGTTTCTTTTTCTTCTTTGACAAACTCTTCAAAATCCTTCATCATATCGTCCATACTAAGTTTATACTTGTAAGAAAGAAAATTAAGAAAAACAGTAAACTTTTCCATAGACTTGTTCATCTCCCATTTTTTTAAAAACTCTTCAAAAAGAAACAATTCCTTTTTCTTCAAGACATTTTCAGGAGAAACAAACGATACACATACAAATTTTTGTCCTGCAATAGGCTTATCTTCTTCCAACAAGTCGACGTATTTAGGATTGGGTGTTTTACCGTCCTTTTTGAATTTTTTCTCAAATTTAGAATGACTCATCTTTCTTTCAACTATTTAGTTATTAGTTTTTAAGTATTTTTTTCTTGAATGATTATATAAATCTTTTTCTATTTTTATTTCTAGACTTTTATATAAATGGCAGAAGCAAACGTAGCAACTCGTGTTTTTGATATTAGTGAATTAATAAGTCGTATTATTAAATACTTGGTAGAAGGATTCATGGTTGCCTTGGCAGCCTATGCTATCCCAAAACAGTCTCTCAATTTAGAAGAAATTGCAATGATTGCATTAATCGCCGCAGCAACATTTAGCATATTAGATACATATATTCCCAGCATGGGAGTTTCTGCACGAACTGGTGCTGGTTTTGGTATTGGTGCAAATATAGTTGGGTTTCCCCTTTAGTTTAGGGTTGCGCCCCTAAAAGACGCTCTGGATGTAGTGGCAGGCAGAAAGTACCTAGAAGTTATTTAGTAAAAATAAAATTATTTTCATTCAAATAATTTTATTATCATACATGCAGTTAAATAAATTTATATTATATTTTATTATTTTTTAAAATTGTTGGTTTAGGTACTTTCTGCCTGCCACTAGCTGGTTTCATCCAAGCAAATAATCTTATCGAGAGAATATTTATGAACTTCATTATAAAATGCTTCCATTTCTTTATTTTTGTCAGTAAGTTGTTTTCTGCGTTCTTTTGGATAATGTTGATGACGAGTTCGTTTTCGTGTTCTATTGTTTGCTCTAATAACTCTACCTAAATGGCGTCTGGTAATATCCAAGTCCTTATATTTTTGTTTCATAGAAAATAAAAGTTCATCCATCGTAAGTTGTTCGTTCTTATCAATCATATTTACAGCACTTCTAAACTTGTTCTTTATTTATCTTGTATGATATAGGTTTTCTATTTTTTCTTGTAATATTTTTAGTATTTCTATATCTATCAATCCACCCTTTTAGTGTGCTTTTCTTACAATCAAATATCTCACATACTTTATCCATACTATCATTATGTTTCAAATAATATTTAACCGCACCTAATTTATAATCATCACTTTTGTATTTATTCATATAATAAATTAAGAAAAAATACTCATATTTTGTGCGAACTTAAATGTCCAAAGGTGTATAAATATATATCTCGAATAAATAATAATAATATGACAACATATTTTTATTATTCATAGTATAAGATTACATTCATGTAAGGAGGTGTTTTTGATGCTGGGGAGCGAATGCGACCCAGCATCCAGAGCGTCTTTTAGGGGCGCAACCCTAAACTAAAGGGTAGGTATAAATTCCCAGTCCAACTCTTCACAAATATTTTTCCATATAATGTCTTGTTCTATTCTCTTTTCACGATCTTTCAACATTGGAAAATGTTCCAAATATTGCGTTTCACCCAATAATTCACATAATTTATATGCAGTATAATAATAATTTAAAAAATTTACACGGTCATCGGGACAAAATTTAGAATAAGGCTTTTGCAATTCCATAAATAAATTAAATAATTTATCTTCAAACTCTGGTGTCATGATAGGAGGTTTTATACCTAATTTATCTTTGATAAAAGGTATGTGTTCATAATATTTATTATAACCCAATTTTTTCAAAATTTCTTTCGTTTTACTATTTGTTAATTGAGAGAGATATATTCTTTCTTTTTTAATTTGATTTTTGATATTTTCGATAACCTCCTTTGGTATATGTGTAGTCTCTTTTCCTTGAAATTGCGCGATAATTTCTTTGAAATGATTTATTCGTTTATATGCATAAAAACAGATTTCTTTTGGAGCTTCTTTATAGGACGGTTTTTCATTATCAATTAAATAAGGGACATGTCTAGAACAAAGATTGCAAATCAATACACCTTCATCTTCAAGTGGTATTAATTCGCCTTTGTAACAATATTTACATATATCCTCGGGTTTTATAAATGAATTGATATCTAAAAAACTATCATCTATGTTGGATAAATATAGCTGGACTATATTTGTATTTTTTTGTTCTCTTATTATTTTTTCTTCATCGTTTTTAGTGTTTATTTTAAAAAAATGTTTTATTAATAAATTATTTTTAGAAAAAGAATTCGATTCTTTATTTTCATTTATATTATCCGCTTGAATAGACAACTCAGATATACTTTTTTTATTTTCAAAATAATCAAAGATTAGATTAGAATTTTCCAAATAATATTTTTTTTTTAAATTTTTATAATATTTTATTTCATTGTTTAGTATATTAATTTTATCTTCTATATCTAATTTTTCTTCTGTCAAAATATCAGGATGATTTAGTAGATATTTTGATAACTGATTCCGTTTTTTTTTTAATTCTGGAATTTTTATTGTTTCATTTTTAGAAAATTGATCTATAAATTCAATGTGTTTTTCATCCAAGGTTGTTGATTTTTTTTTATTTACTTTGATTGCTTTTGTTGTTTTAGGTTTGAATGAATTCATTGTTATAAATATAAAAATAGTTTATATTTATATTTTTATTCATACAAGTATTATTTTCATTTAGTTTAGTCCAATTTATTGAAAAAGAAAAAAAGAAAAATTGTAAGTTCAAAAATATTTATTGTTTTCTATTTAGATGAGTAGAAGACAATATAAAATGGAATTAGAAATACACGTAGAAAATAAAAAAATAAAATTGAAACCCACTACATTTCAAAAAATGTTATTATTATATAATGCATTAGAAGAGGGATGGAGTGTTGAAAAAAAAAAAGAAATTTATGTCTTTAATAAAAAACACGAAGGAAAAAAAGAAATTTTGTTAGATTCATATTTAGAAACATTTATGCAGTCTAACATGGATATCAACAAGGTATTATCTATATCTAATACATAAGAGAACCAATAGGGAAAAGAGTGAGAGGGAGAAGATTGAGATGAGAACATTAATATAGAAGAAATAAGAGTAAATATCAGACTGTATAATCGTTTGTTTATTGATTTAGATTTATTTATGTTTATTGATTTTTAGATTAAAGTAAAAATCAATTAATTCGTTTTTCCTGATTTTTTTTTCTTTAGTGATAGTATAAAAATGGGTGGTGGATTAATGCAACTCGTAGCCTATGGCGCTCAGGACGTTTACCTTACAGGTAACCCTCAAATTACCTTCTGGAAAGTCACATACAGACGTTACACCAACTTTTCCATTGAGTCTATCGAACAAACTTTCAACGGTCAGGCCGATTTTGGTCGTCGCGTTCAGTGCACTATCAGCCGTAACGGCGATCTTGCTTATCGCACTTACCTTCAAGTAACAGTTCCTGAAATCAACCAACTTATGGGTAAAAACAGTAATGCCAATGGTACTGTATTTGCCCGTTGGCTTGATTTCCCCGGAGAGCAGCTCATCGCTCAGGTTGAGGTTGAGATTGGTGGCCAGCGCATTGACCGCCAATACGGTGACTGGATGCACATCTGGAACCAACTCACCATGACCACCGAGCAGCAGAAGGGTTACTTCAAGATGATTGGTAACACCACTCAACTTACATTCATCACCGACCCATCTTTCGCAGACGTTGATGGTCCTTGCAACTCCCTTGCTCCTCGCCAGGTCTGCGCTCCTCGTAATGCTCTTCCTGAAAGCACCCTCTATGTGCCTTTACAGTTTTGGTTCTGCACCAATCCTGGTCTAGCACTCCCTTTAATTGCCTTGAAATCTGTAGGGCAGAAAAGTATCCAACCTAAAACATCTGAGCTCTGTTTTAGGAAAAAATTGTTGTGGTCTCAGTGTGATTTGGAAACAAATCATAATACACAGATGCTAGTTGCCTGTTTCTGACTGAATTTCGTTAGAAAAGGTAGCAACATGACCAAATTGCGGGAAACTCTTAAAGACGTAATAAATAATTTTGTACAATATTGTAAATGTAAACCGTTTTAACTTTGTATATACAAATTATTTAGGGTACCAAAC